TATCTTCTCCTGAAGATTACGAGATACAACTTCTTCTACCTCTTTCCTTTCTATTCGCTTGAGGGTTCTGAGAGCCTCACTCCTGTTCTTTGCCCCCTCGAGTACCTCGCCATGTTTCTCAAGGCCAGCAGCTAACTGCCGGTCCCGAGACACACTCATTGCACTCTTGCCAAGTAATTCTGCGGTGTCAGCGGCTGAATGTCCCTCACTGGGGCCAGCCGCCTCACCATGCTTACCGACTTCTAATCTATGAATCTCTTCGGTCAGCCAGACTTCCTCCTTCCAGTCAAGATCAGAGCGAGATACATTCTCCATTAGTTCTATCTCTCGATAGTCCAGCTCACTAAGATCGCTCGGGTATATTCTAGCTGGAATGGACTTAAACTCTCCGAATACTGCAGCCGAGTATCTTCGTCCTCCAGCTAGAAGAAAGAAAGGCTTCTGTCCCTCCTCAGTGGGAAGAACTCGCTTGACAGCTATAGGTGAGATTATTCCCTTCTCTTTAAAGTCTCTAGCCAGAACATCCAGATCCTTGTATGTCTTTCTGGCGCGGTCTCCAAAGTCTATATCACCCAAAGCTATGTTTAGAAGTTCTACTTCACTCACTTGTCATCTCCAATAGTTTCTTGATCTGTTCATCAGACATCTTTCCGAGGCTGTTCTTTTTAGACACTCGCTTCTTTGGTGCCGGTTTTGAACGGTCTCGTCGCCTTGCTCGAACAGCCATTATATGTTCAAGCAGTTTGGAACTGTCCATTTGGAGTATTCCACTCTGCTCACTTTTTAGATCAGCCATGCCTGCTCCTTCTCCATAACAATATGTTACGGAGTTTAATTACTCACCTTTCTCCACCAGATCCGCAGCCCTTATCCGTTGACCTAGTAAGGCTTCCATCGTTGGTCCAGGGTCTTTCTTTAGCTCTTTAACGAAGCCCTTTACTAGAGCTTTATAAGCATACTTTCGTAGTCCATGAGGTATAAACTTGCATAGTACCTTATGGTCCTCCTCTTCAATATCGAATGTTAGTCTCATGTTATCACTCCTAATTAAAAAAGGGGGGTGCCTATGATAGCACACCCCCCAGTGGATACTAATGCTACTTTCGGATAATGAAGCGCCGAATACCATTCTGCGGACTTCCGTCCAGGCCCTCATCTTCCGAGACCAGAGCCCAGCATTCTTTCCCGAGAAGGTCGTCAGTGTCTAGACCGTCTCCACTCACACCCACAGCGTCCAAGAAACCGGCGATCCTGTTCAGCTGCTTGGTGTAACGCTTGGGATCTTCCTCTTTTTGAGTCGCGGTAGGAATGGGAAGCCAAACTCGAATGTCGTCCACGAGAGGATCCTCGGGGCAGTCGAAGACCAGGGCCAGGTTATTCCTGGAAGCATCGTTCCTGTTCGGAGTGATGTCAGAGCGGCTAACTCTCAGCAGTGCTTCCTGGTTGTCTGGAAGGATTTTCAGCTCTTCACGTTCGTCTAGGTTCAAGCCTAAAAGAGGCATTGGAGTCTTCTCCATGTTAGAGTTAGTATTAGCATTAGCTATGGTGGAGCTTGACTACTCCGTGCGGCTTCGCCGAAAGGGTTAATGTAAGTAAGGCCTATCTTCTACAGGCCTGCCTGCTTTTTTAAGCAGGGCTCTTATGTCAGGGGTCTCCGAGTGGTCGAACTTTCCTCCTCCCATTCTGGTTTCGGCTTTATAATAACCGTCATTGCGGGTTAGGAGTTCGTAAGACACACCCGAAGAACTCGACTTGACTCTCGTAACGTACTTCTCGTCAAAGACAAGAGGGACTTTCTCACTGAGCTTTCCATACATCAGAAGCCCAGTCTCCATCTTCCCTGAGACATCATCCTTCATTAGACCTATATGGCCGGTTGCTACAACGTGGCAGGGGTGGCCCATTAGAACTCCTAGCCAGTCCACCGCTGTGAGTTGCTGGACCAGATAATCTTGGAGTTGAGGATTAGAACCCTTGCGAGTCTTACCCCCAGATCCTCGGCGCAGGATCTCATACATCAGGCTGTCGCTCCACTTAGTCAAGGAGTCTAAAGCATAAGTCCCGATGTGCTCAAAGAGACCTTCTCGTTGCCGGTCCTGCATTTCCTTCTCCCACTCCGCGAATGCGTAGGGATCTTTCCACGAGTCTCCCTCCCAGCGATTGTCAACTATGATGTCCCCGTTGTCAATGCCTGGCTGAAGAGCTGCAGTCTTGGTTCCTCCCGGATCAAATGAGTCAATGAAGATCGGCTTCGGGCAGGTTGAAATCAGTTGCGTCTTGCCTGTTCCGAAGTCTCCATAGATCAGGAAGTTAGAGTACTGACTAGCGCTTTCCTGATAGGCCTTGCGAGCCTTAAGCGCGCGTTCTTTTACTTTAAGAAACTTAGGGTTCTCAGTCATTCCAGCCCTTCGGATCGGTTACGTCTCCACTCAAGGAGAGAACTACATTCCGAGATCAGCCTGATAAGATCGTCCTCAGTTGGGTTCTTGATCTTGACTACCAGTCCGTCGATGGTCTTTGTCGATCCTTTAGACACCTCGACCGAGTCGGCTAGGATAGTTATCGAGTTTCGTCTAGCCATTAGAGCTCAACAGTCTCCCGCACACCGGGGATCTTGCGAGGATCCCAATGGCTGACGGTATAACCCACCGGAGGACTGTCCGCGTGCTGAACTGGATTGTGCCAGATCGAGCAGTAGTCCAGGAAGGGACAAGGCCCATACTGAGTACAGGACTCAGTGTTCCTGGGGAAGGCATCGAGGACTTCATCACCTTCACTGGACTCTGCCAGTCTCTGGAAGTCATCCTGAATATAGTCATACCAGTGATTTACTTCTAATAGCCAAGCCTGCATCGCAGCAAGGTTCTTCCTTACTGGAATCCTATGGAACTCATTATCACGAGAGTTAGCATAGGGCTCTCCATTTGCTTTGGTCCGAGGAGGATTAGAGAAGAATGCTCCATTGATCTTTACTCCGTAAACTTCCTCGGGTTCGAACAAGCAGAAGAGAACGTGGCTGTAAACAGAGATCTGCATCTTCTGTCTCCACTGTGCAGCCCACTTCGTACTGAAGTACGATCCAGTCTTGTGCTCGAGGGAAAAGACGCCAGAGCTGTCTCGACATATGGTATCAGTCTTGAAATATATAGGCTTATCCGGAGCTATAGCTACACTCCCAGCGACCTCAATATGCAGGACTTCAAAGTCGTCAACATCTTGATATGTTTGGACGTACTGAGCGAGAGCTCTAAGAGCATTCCCTGGGTTCTTCGGAGCGTTTCCTTCGTCCCAGGTAGGATCAAAGTGCTGTCGATAGTACTCCTCGAATTTCTTGTAACCTTCTGCGGCGCTCTCAATCGAGACGCCTTTCTCATAGAAGACTTCCATCGCCATGTGCCAAGCGGAACCGAACTCCAAATGGTTATTTGGTATCTCGGAACGCCAGCCCAGTACATACTCGAAGAAGTATCTACGAGGACAGTTCATGTAGGCTTGGATCTTAGTCGCGTCCTGGACTTTCCAAGTCTCATGTTCATCTATGTTAATTAGAGTTGTCATAGTAATAGTGTGGAAGGCCCTATGATAGCGACCTTCCACTAGGAGAACTACCCTGCCATCCGCTTCTGGAGCTCGGCCATGAGATCTTCCTGGCTGATCTCCCCGCTCATAACCTTCTTGGCGAGGATGTCGTAGGGGTCTTCCTTCTTCTTACCACCACCGCCGCGACGAGCGACGCCAGGAGTGTAAGACTTGCCAGCTTCCATAGCAACATCAGTGCTATTGTCGCTGTTGTCCAGGGTTGTACGCGCCGCGCCCTGAGCACGGATGATAGCCTGGGCTACGAAGATACTGTGAACTACGTCAGCGCCGAACATCTCGCTGGCCTTCTCCAGGCTGTCCCCGAAGTCACGCTCGAACTCAATCGAGCGATCTGTCTTGGGACTCTTAACTTCAATGCTTACTACGCCTGCCGGAAGTTGCGTTTCTTCAGTCACTGGATTATCTCCCAGTTAAAAGGTTAATTGAAAAACTCCCTAACAATGTGTTACAGAGACAGGAGGCAGAAACTGTAATCATTCACCCCCCGGTGCCTGACACAGTTCCTGACTTGAACGGGTAAGGCTCCCAAATCCTCAAGAGAGTATTTCTCTCTTGACCTTGCCCCCTGTCCAAATACCTCCTGCCTCAAGGTCCTCATGCTACTTCCCTGCTCCTCCTTTCGATGGTTTGATAGAAAGATCTTTGACCAACCGTCCAGCCAGATCAAAGACCCTGATTTCTTTTCCGTTGTCAGCGAATATGTAAGTGCTTCCATTGTGCTTTTCAGTCCAGTACTTTGTCATGAGTTCCCGCTTTCAAAAAACGATATATAATAATGTAAACAAAGTATACCCACTTGTCAAGGGATATTTTCATAAGATGTGAAATATTTTTCAACCCCTTTCTAATCCCATGTATCCAGGAATTGTTGACGGCTAGTGGAGTTCTGATCCTTCCATCTATCTTTCATATCTGTAAGGATTCTTCTAACTGTCTGTAGTTGCACCTTCTCCTTCTCTGATAGTATGTCAAGACTCCTTATGGACTTGATAGTTCCTACCATAAAGCCTATCTGTCCATTGGCTCTGTTACGAGCCATTGCCCAGCTCTGCTCACGATTTAGCTTCTTGGGTTTTCTTTTAGCCATGCTTACCCTTCATCTTTCATGGGGGTTCCGCTGAATATTAGAACGTCTCCAAAGAATGTATATCCAGTTAATCCCTCGGCTGCTTCGTTGAAGGAGAGGCCTAGCATAAGACCCTCTTCATTGACTATCACCTCATACTCTTCCTCTATGGTGAGGGACATAGCCGTGACTCTTTCGATATAGCCGCCCACGATCCTCTGCATCTCTTCAAGACTCGGGACTGTAGGCCATTCTTTGTCTTCCACGTACCCGTCAGTCTTTACTATCTTTCCTTTTACCATCTCTTCCTCCTTATACAGTT